CGGCGACAGCGCCAATGGCGCGGCCCGCTGCGCCGCCGGCAAGCTCGCCCGCGAGGCCTGCGCCGATGCCCGCGATGGCTTTGGCCTTGTCGGCCTTGGAGCCGGGGCTCTCTGCCGCTTCGGCGCTTGCTATGCCAGCCGTGCCCACCAGCGCCAAAACGCCCGCGACCGAGCCGACCTTGCCCAGCTTGGGCGCTGCACCTTTCAGGAACCGGCCCGAAGCGCCCAGCACGCCGGGCGCCATTGCGGCGGCCGGTGCCACCTTGGCGGCAGTGCCGGCCACCTCCGCCGCACGGCCGACACCTGCAGCCACGGCAGTGCCGCGAGCGATGTTGGTGAGCCCCTTGCCGATCGACCACACGGCGCGGGCGCTTCTGAACGCCAGAATTGATGCCAGCACGCCGCCGATGGCGACGGTGGCCTTGGGCGATTCCGCCGCGAGCTTACCGACCGACATTCCGGCGCCGGCGGCGAGATCCGCTACGCTATCCGTTACAGGCTTGAGCGCATCGCCAATGCGACGCATGGCTTCATCCCACGCCTGCCCGACTTCGGCCCACTTCTGTTTGGAGCTCGCGCGGCGGTCTTCCAGGTCTTTCTCAATCTCGCCGGTGGCCTGGGCGCCCTCACGCTTGAGGCGTTGATACAGATCCGAGTTCTGCATGTAGGCGGTCAGCGCGGCCTTGACCTGCATGTCGTTGAAGAGATCGCCGGTCTTCATGGTCTCTTCAAACGCGCGCATTTGCGCTTCGCGCTTGGCGGGGTCGGATTCGTTGTTGAACTGCTTGGCTGCGGCGGCGAGTTGCTGGGCTTTCTCGGGGTCGGCCTGCTCGATGTACGCGCGGGCCAGCACGAAGGATGCTTCCATCGTGCTCCAGCCCTTGCCGATGGCCTCGCGCATCTTGGCCTGATAGTCGATGCCGGCGCGGGCGTAGTTGCCCGCTGTTTGCGCGCTGCCGATCTTGGAGAACCAGTTCTTGGTGTTGTTGGCCGCCTCGTCTGCGCTGCCGGCGGTTTTCATCTGCACCTGCAGCAGCGCGCCGAGCTGCTCGACCGACGAATTGCCGACAATGCCCAGCTTCTGCATGTCGGCCAGCAGCACGGGGAACCAGCGCGCCATGTCGCTCGATTCGAAGGAGCCTTCCTTGCCCTGAAACGAGATGGTTTCCAGCGCCTGGGCCATCTTGGCGGGGTCGATGATCTTGGCGTTCTGCTCGAGCGCCTGGATCATCCGCGCGGTTTCTTTCGGGTCTGAGCCCTGGCTGACGGAGAACTTGCCCACCAGCGGCGCGAACGACAGCGCGCGGTCGAGATCCATGCCGGCCGACACCATCTGGTTGACGGCATCTGCCAGCACGTTTCGGCCGATACCGCTTTGCTGCGCGGAGGCGGCAATGCCGCTGCTCATCTCGCGCTCTTTGTCGGTGCGCGCGGCGCCGGCCTTGATGGCGATGTCGCGGATGATGGCTTCGTAGTTGGCGGAGATGGCCGTGGGCACTGCGGCGGCAGCGACAAACTTGCCGGTGTCGCCAATGGTGTTGCGCAGGCGGTCTCGGCCACTGGCGATGAGCTCGGCGCCGCGCGCACGCAGTTCCAGCCCACGAGCGGTGCGGCCGAGCCGTTGGTAGGAGCGGTCGAGCCGGTCGACCTCGAACCCGGCATCGTGCAGCGCGCGGGTATTGCGCTCGATTTTGATGCGCACCTTGTCTGCCGCGCGGTCGCCGGCGGCGTGCAGATCGCGAAACTCGCGCTGCAGGCGCTGCGTCTCGCCAATGGCGTTCTGCCAGACGCGTGCCTCGCCGGCGCGTTTCTTGAGTGCCTCCAGCTTGGTGCCGACCTCGTTGACGGCACGGCCCAGGGTTGAGCTGACCGCGCCGCCGATGACGATGCCAAGGGCGATATCTTTTGTTGCCATCCGTGCTCCTGCTACTTGGCGGCGTTTGGGGCGCGTTGCTGCGTCAGTCGGTCAACCACCACACCATGTCGTCGACCGTCATGGCGTCAATGTCAGAGGGGCTGACGCCCATCGCCAGCAGGCGCTTGGTCAGCAGCTTGACCTCCCGCATCGGCACCCTCGCGGTCGGCCAGCAGCCGAAAGTAGCCGCGCTGCACGCGCTGATAGTCGACGTAGGTCAGGCCCTCGATGTCGTTCTGGCCAGCGGTGGCGAGCGAGGCGAACAGCAGGATCTCGCGCAGTTCTTCATCCCCGCCCGACTGCTGCCCGGCGACGCGCATGTCGCGCACGGTAGGCTGGCGCAGCGTGAGCGCATCGACCTTGACGCCGTTGACGGTGGCGGGAAACTTCAGCTTGATGGTGGTGGTTTGCATCTTGGTGTGTCTCTTGTGGGGTCTTACATGCCGATGGCGGCGCGCACGTCGGCGAGCTGGTCAACGCCGTCGATGACGCGCTTGCAGCCAAGCACGTCGATCTCGTGCCAGACGCGGCCGTCGATTTCGAGCTTGTAGTAATCAGCGCTGACGGAGTACTTGGATTCGGACTTCTCGCCGGGCTTCCACGAGCCGGGGTCGACCTCGTAGAGCATGCCCCGCAGGACGAGCACGACGCTGCGGGTCTTGCCATCTTTGGTGCGCAGAGCACCGCGGAACGTGCCGTTAAAGGCGTTCTGATCGGCCAGGCCGAAGAGCTTCAGCACGGCCGTGGACAGCGTGACGAGCGAGAACGACGCTTCCATCGCCTCCATGCCCATATCGAGCTTGACGGGCGCATCCATGCCGCCGCCACGGTAGTCCTCAGTCTTGATCTTGAGCTTGGGCGGCGTCAGCTCCGACGCCTGCCCCGCGAGGTTCGTGCCATCCACGAACAGGTTGAAGTTGTAGAGTGTCTCGGGTACCAACTTGCGCCTCCGTTATTTGGTGTCGAGCACTTCGGTCAGCCACTCGTTGGTGACTTCGAAGCGGAAGTTCGGGTTTTCTGCGGGGATGACATCGGTGAACCGCACGTTCCACACGACGCGGCCCTGCTCGATCTGGCTGGCGGTGTTGAGCACCGGGTCTGCATAGACCTCGAAATTGATCAGCGCGCCCGCGTTGCGCTGGTCGCGCATGAACGCCTGCAGGCCTTCGGTAACGTCGTGCACGTACGTTTTGGTGATGCCCCGGTCGACCGCCCATTTGTGGCCGGCCTGCGCCGCATCCATGAGGATGTCGAGAGTGCGCACGCGCGTGACGAACGACCATTTCGGGTCTGCCGACAGCGTGCGGTTGCCCCAAAGGCGGTAGCCACCGTCACGGATGATGGTGGCGATGCGGGCCTCGTTGAGCAGGTTGGCGCGGCAGGACGGATCGTTGTCGAGAAACTCAATGGGCCGGCCGGTGCCGGTGATGCCGACGAATTCCTTGTTGGACGGCGACGCCCAGTAGCCGTACTGCGCATCGGTGTAGGCGAACAGGCCAGCAACGAAGGCCGATGCCGGTGCGTCAACTTCTGCGTTGGCGGTGGTGTCCCATGTGCGCACGCCCGGGTCGACCATGTACAGGCGTTTGGAGCCGAAATTCCCGGCGTACGCGAGCGCGGCTTCGTCGGTGGTGTTCGGCCCATCGATGATGCCGATGGCGCGCAGCTTGGAGGCCAGTGCATCCATGGCCGTTGCGACCGGCTGCCGCGCGGAGAACCCCGGCGCGATCAGCAGGCGCGGTTGCACGTTGAAACGCGACTTGGCATCGAGCAGCGATTGCAGGCCGGTGCGCATGCCGGTGCCCGTGGTGCCGCCAATGACGCTGGAGGTGAGCGCGTCCGCATCGTCCGACTCGGCTACGCCGGTTGCAACGATGACAGCCGAGGTGCGCTCCTGAATGGCCTTGATGGCGCGGGTGATGGCGCTGTTCTGCCCGAAGGCCTGCGCCGCCTCCCGCGCGTTGGTGATCTGCACCGGCACATCGGGCTGCACGAGATCCGGGCCCGGTGTGAACGTGTCGACCAGGCCGATGATGGACGACGACGGCACGGCGATCGGGCGCGGGCCGGTGTCGACAATCGTGGTGGTGATGCCGTGGAAGAAAGAAGATGCCATGCGGCTCCTCGATGGGATGTAGAAATGAAAAAGCCCCGCTCGGTGGCGGGGCTCGTTTGGGTGTGCGGTCAGGGGCCCTTACGGCAGGCCGGCGGCGTCGACTCAGTTGTCGATATCGATCTCGATGGGATACCGGCCATCGCGCGGGACGTGAGCGTGTTGCGTGTGGATGACCTTGCCGGCGCTGTACACCGTGACGGTGTAGGTGCCCTCTGCAATCTCCACTTCCTTGCCGAAATCGACTCCGTTATGACCCCACCGCGCCGTGCCGACCGTGACGGCCGGCCCGACGAGATTCTCTTTGTTGTGCCCCACAAGGGTGACGACGACTTTTGCCATGATTGCTCCTGAACAGTTGAACGTGCGACGGGTGGTCATGGGCGCCTGTGCGTGACGGTGCGCCGATGACTCTCGTTACGGTAGGGAGCGGCGCGTCGGTTTCCTATGGGGCTTGCGTCATGTGTCGGCGGTCTGTACCTCGGTGTTGTCGGTGTTCGAGGGCGCCGGGTCCGCTTCAGCGGCCGCAGCTTCCGCAGCGCGCTCTTTCTCAAGCTGCTCTGCCGCCGCCTGTTCGGCGAGTACCTGAGCCTTCACGGCTTCTACATCGGGCTCATCAGGCCAATCGATGCTCTCGGGAAAAGCCGGCGCAGACAGTACGCGAACGAGATCCATCTGATATGCGGCCCACGCTTTGAAGACGGCAATCTCCACATCCGACAGCAACCCTGCGGCGTAAGCATCGGCTTTGCCGGCGTTGGCCTGTCGTGCGATTTCCATCTTTCCATTGAAGGTGGCCATCGCCTCGTCGCGCGCCCGTTTGGCAACCTGCTCGGCGGACAACCGCCACGTGCCGTCCTTCCAGACGTGGTCATTGGAGGGACGGGGGTCTACTGTCAGCCCGATGTCTTGCGGGCGGATACCGGGCGCGACAATCTCTGCCTGCTCGCCAGTGTCGGTTCGATACAGCACCTTGCCTCGAAAGTCCGGCAGCATGACCCACGCGCCGTCACGGAAGAATGGCCATGTTTCGGCGGTGCGCTCTGGTAGCACCTGATCAGTTGCGAAGGCAGGTAGCAGCCAACGCCCCGGGGATCGAGGATCAGCGTCGGCCAGTTGGCTGCCGCAGTATTGGCCGGTCTGGTTGTCGTAATGGTGAATCAGCATGTGAACCCCTCAGAATGCGCGAATCATGGCCAGCAAGGCGACATTGCGCATGCGCGCCTCCGTGCCGCCGTCTGCATTGATAGTGATGACGTGGCTGTGCGAGCCGTTTGCGCCGATGCCAACGTTGTGCCCGTGCGATCCGTTACCGTCGAGAGACACGGTGTGGCTGTGGTTGCCGTCGGTCGAGCTTGTGGCCGACCAGGTGCCACCCGCATCGCGGTATGACCAATTGCCCACCGGGGCGACGGGTGTGCCACCGCCGACACCGTGCGCATGCGCGCCGCCCACCGACGTCGAACCCGTGTGGGCGTGCCACCCCTGGGCGTCTGTCCAGGCCAAGTGCGCGTGATCGCCAGCCGCGGCGCTGGAGCCAGCGTGCGTGTGCTGCCGGTTCTGGCTGTCTTGCCATGTTCCGACGCCGCGCTTGGCATCGATACCGCGCCCATCGTCCCAGCACCGCAAACCTTCGCCACGGAACTCCGGCAACCGAAAGGTGGACTCTCCGTCTCCAATGGAAAAGCATCCCCACGCGTTCGAAGACCACTCGCTTTCGGTAACCATGGCACCGGTGCCCTGCGCATAGGCGAACAACTCCGGGTAGTCAGCGCGCATGAGCAACGCTCCGTTGAGCCGCAAGCAGCCCGCACGGGGTAGCGTCCGCACCTCGAAGAAGATGCGTCCGACTTCGTTACCAGTAACGGCAGAAGCCACATAGGCGCGCACGAAGGCGGTGTTTGCCGCCTGCAGGCTGTTGTCGCCAATGGCAGGTGTCGGCACACGTGGTGTACCGGTGAACTCCGGGCTGTCGGTACCCGCAAGCTTGCGCCACGGTGCCCACACGCCGTCTAGCAGGCGGCGGGTGTAGACGTCATTGGTATCTGCATGCGCCACCTGATAGACGGTGGTCAACTGCTCGCGCCATACCTTCAGCAGGCCATAGGCGGATGGCCGGTTGGCGTTGGTCGCGTTGTAGTAGTACTCGCCCGGCTCTGTCACCGCGTTCAGATCGCCAACAAGCCCGTTGGTAACGCTCAGGTCTGCGCCGATACCGGCCGCCAGGCCTTGCGCCACTGTTACGGCGTCGGTAATGCCGTAACCAGCCAGGGTGGTGGCTTTGTCCGCCTTCTCCTCGAGCGTGAGGCGCAGATCCCGCACCTCGTCGTCGACATACTCGCGCGTTGCCACCACAACCGCCGGGTCGATCTTTAGAACGATGTTGCCGGCCGCCTTGTGGATCAACATCATGCGGAAAAACTGTCCGCGCCCGGATCCCTCTGCGAGCACTGGCTTGTAACTGGGCGGCACGTTGGCGACCGCGAACAGCTCGCCATCGTCGTCGTACAGGCCCAGCTCACGCGACCACCACCCGCCCACCTCTTCGGGCAGGTAGACCTCGGCAATGACGATGCTTGGGTTCTTCTCATCGCGGACGAGGCGATTCAAGGGCCGGCGGTGGCGTTCGCGCACTAGGGCACGTTGCGCAGCGCTGGGCATGACATCGGCGTCTGCGCCGCCATCAATGCCGCCGTCGCCCACGGCCATTTCTGTGAGCGGGACCATCGTATTGGAGACGAGCGTGCGGGCCATCTTGGCCTCGCCGATCTCCGTCAAAGTCGCAAAATACTTAGCCATTCGATACCGTAGTGATTTCAACAACGTGTGCGGCGACCGCGATGTGCGTGGCACCTTCTGTGGCAACTGCAATGGGCATGTATGGGTACACGGTCACCGTATCGCCCTCCAGGCAGGCGGCGTGTATGCCGGTGTGGCCGGCAATCTCTGCGCTGAGCGTGAGCCCCGTCAGATGTCTTGATAGCGGCCGGACGTCGTCAACGATCTGTTCGATCTCTTCGAAGGTTGCCTCTGTGACGCCCGTGTTTTCGATGCCAACGTCGACCGCGAATGTGCCCCGCCGGGCCGGTGGCTGCGCCTGCCACCATTCGTGAATCGTCACTCGGTAGCCCAGCGGTTCGAGGGCCCGCCGGAGCGCGCCCGCTGTGCCCTTGCGCTGATGCACGCCAAAGGCGTTTCGCACAACGCGGCGCTTGACCTCTTCCGGCCAGTTGGCATTCCAGCGGTCTACCGAGCGAGCGCTTGCCAGGTAGGGCAGCAGCCGCACGGGGCACGTGTCCGCATCCCACAACTGATTCAACGGGACGGGCGTGTCGAGCAGCGTCAGGATGGTTTGCGCCAGGGCGCGCTCGAGCGGCGTTGCGTTTGCGGGCAGCAGCGTTTTGTCACTCATCTGCGCCCCCGACAACAACGTCGATGCCAGTGCAGTAAGACGCCTCTGTCAGGTCGACGATGATGTCTTCGGCGGGCTCTGCCACTTCCACACGCTGCACGCCTGCGACGTGCGCTGCAGCGAAGATGGCGGAGCGGCGTACGTCCCGGCCGATGCGGCGCTGCTCTTGCGCGTAGGCATTGAGCCGCTCCCACGCGGCCGCCACCATGGGCTCCGCTTCCGGGCCGGGGTAGTGGTACAGCACGATGCGCAGGCGGTACGGGATGATGCGCGCCGCTTGTACGGTCAACCGATCGCCTAGCGGGCGCACGTCTTCATCGCTAAGCGCCTGCCGCACGCGCTCGACGAGCTCGTCGGAGGCTGTGCCATCGCCTTCGTTGCTGAGCACCGACACGATGACTTCCGCCGGCGCAGGCGAGATGGCGCGGGCGTCTGCCACGCGGCCGTCTGCGGCGCGGGCGTGAAGCTCATACGCGGCGCGCGGGCCGGCGACGGAAAGGCGCTCGAATGCGCCCTGAGCACGCGTGCGCAGGCTAGTGTCCGACTCCATCACGGGCGCCACCGGCGGAAATGCTTCCGTGTCGCCCGGCACGGCAACAAGTCGCTTTGTATCCAAGCCAGCGGCCAAGTGTTCCAGATCGGAGCCCACGGCAAAGCCGAGCATGGTCGAGCGTGCGGAATCGTTCACGTGCGCGCGCTGCTGCACGTCGACATACGCGAGCAGTTCCAGCAGCTTGACCGCGGGGTCAGATTCCATGGTGGCCGACCATTCCGGACAGAGTCCCATGAAGGTCGAGAGGAGCCGCTGGTAGGACGCCTCGAAGTCGAGTGGTTCGACAACGTCGGGCGGCGGCAATGCGGACAGGTCGATTACGCTCATGACGTCACCTTGAGATCGACGGCCCGCTCGTTGTAGATGCCGACGACACGCCAGACCACCCGGCCGTCTTCAATGCCCTCCACCCGCACTCGCGAAAGTCGCAGGCGCGGCTCCCACCGCGTGATGGCACGTGCCGCTTCTGCCTGCGCGGCGGCAACCCAACCGCGCGTAATGGGCAAGTCCACCTTGTCGGGTAGATCGCTGCCGTATTGGGGCCGCTCCCGTCGGGTGCCGCGTCGTGTGCTGAGGATGTCTGTCAGGCTTTGCAGGAGGTGGTCCATGCCCGAGAGCAGCGCTCCCGTGCGTCTGTTCATGCCGACGACGGCCACGGTGCCTCCAATGAAAAAAGGCGGCACGTGGCCGCCTTGCGATTGATATGTGCTGCAGCTAGAACGGCTTGCCCACCGGGGCGCCGTCGCCCTGCTCCATATGCGAGTGACCGCGCAGGGATACATCGCCGGCGACCACATCGTCTGTGGCTTGAATGCCGCCTTGGATGGCGACAGCGGTGCCGCCGGCGGCGCCCTGCCCTGACAAACCGCCCATGAACGCGAGCGCCTTTTCCACGAGGGCATTGCCCGTGAAGGTGGATGCCGGCACGTCGGCGCGCAGCTGCGGCGCTTTCAGCACAGCGCCGTCGGCGCGCAGCGTGAGCGACGTGTCGCCCACCTGCAGGACGATTTGCCCGCCTTCCGGTACCGCAAGCCGGTATTCGTGCGCGGCGTGGTCGTAATGTTCGCGGGCGCCATCGGGGTAGTCGGTGGCGGTCAGATCTGACGATTGACCATTCGCGCCGCCGTGCTGGTCCGTATAGAAGCCCGCCAGGACAAAGCCGCCTTCAAGGCAGCCGGACGGCGAGACGAGCAATGCCTGCTCACCCGGCGACGGCGGGCGCCATTCGCGCACGGCGCCGGCAGCGCGCGACCACCACGGCAGCCAATCGGACGTCCAGTCGGCAACGGTCACGGTGCAGCGCGCGGCGGCGAGGTCGACCTGCGCAATCACGCCGGCCTGCACGATGCAAGCAAGGCGCCGGTCTGCTTCACCCGCTTCGTAGCCCATAGTCAGCCTCGCTGTGGCGCGGCTGGATGTCGAAATCGACCGTAGTGCCGCTGGTGTCTTCAAACGCCCATTCGGGCGGCCCGAGGTCGAACTCATGCCGCCATTCAGCGGCGATGACGCTGTAGCCGTCGAGATCGGGGCGCATGCCGTCTGGGTGGAAGCCGTCGCTCTCCAGCTCGGCCATGGTGACGGGCAGGCCCCACGTCTGGTGGTGCAGTACCTTGATGAGCCGCGCGGCGAGCTGCCACATGGCGGCTTCGGCGTTCGGCTCGGTCGGGTCGCCAACGACGCGCAGCTCGATCACGATGTTGATGGGCGGTTGGCCGGTGCCGGGGTCGGTGCCCGGGCGCAGCGCGCCGACGTACAGCAGGATGGCCGGCAGCGGCATGCTGTCTTCGATTTCAGGTGCCCAGCCGATGAGGGCGACGTCCGGGAATTGCGCTTTGAGGTGCGATTCCACGGCGTCGAAGAGTTGCTGCAGATCAGCGAGCATGGCCGGTCGCCTTCAGGATTTCGTATTTCACTTCCTGCTCCAGTAAGACCATGAGGCGCGCTTCGATTTCAGCGGCGGCTTTTCTGAAAGCGGCTTCGCCCTTGTCTGCCCAGTCGAGCTTGACGCCCTCGATGGGCATGCGCGCCTTGCCGACGCGGCGGAAGACCTTGCCGTCGCTTTGGCTGCCGCGCGTGCTTCGGTAGATCCACGCCTTATCGAATCGATGCCGGCCGACAGAGACGCCGCGCCGCGTTTGGCGCGGGTTGCCGAGCCGCTGTGCCTCGATGGCGTTGAGGCCGAGCCAGACCTTGCCTTTGTCTGCACTGCGCAAAAAGAAGTAGAGGCGCTGCCGTATCAGCTTTTGCGCGATGTGCATCTCGGCCGAGACTTGCTTTGCTGTCTGGCCTTTCACCCAGTTGGCGCTCTTCTTCAGCGCGCGGCGCCAGGCGTTGCGCATGGCGTCTTTGCCAAGGCTTGCAAGCGGAGCCAGCGCTGCGGCAATGTCCAGCTCTGCCTTTAACGTGACGGACATGGTTCTGGCCTCAGTATCAGCTTGGTCATGCCGGAGCCGTCCGGCTGTAGCTCCATGACGCTGAACACGTCGCCCAGCGCTTGCACACGCGTGCGCTGGCGAACGCCGGCGGCGTCGGCATCGCGCAAGATCACGAACGGCTCACGCAGGCCCGTGCGCTGGCCGCGCACGGTTTCGACGTCCAGCCACGGCGAATAGAACATGCCCATCACCGGGTCGGGCTTGCCGTCGATTTGCACCTCGTCAGAGAGCGCCTCGAAAACTGCCGTGTCGAAATCCGCCACGTGGTCCCGAAACGTCATATCAGGCCGCCTTGCCCGTCGCGGCCGACAGCTTGATGACCGCGCGTGGGCGGGTGCACAGGTGCAGCGGGTTGGACTGGGCTTCGAGCTCAACGGCCTTGCCGAACTTGCCGGCTTCCTGCTTGGCGTAGTACGGCAGGCCGTTGGTGTTGACGGCCTCCATGTAGTCCGCCGGCGCGAAACGGGTGATGAACAGTTCCGGCACGCCTTCGGGCACGGCGTAGGCTTCGTCGTCGCCGATGTAGCCCACGTTGCCGACGCGGCCGCGATAGCGCTCCCACGTGACGCCACCGAAGTCGAAGGTGTCGCGCGGGTCGCCCCGCAGCGAGGCGGCCATCTGCGTGTTGAGGTAGGTCTCGCGGATGTCCTTGGATGTCATCAACTGCCGCCAGAAGTTGCGGCCGCACAGGGCGCGCACGCCGGTGTGCGGCGTGGCGCCGAGCGAGTCCTCCACCATGTCGAGCAGTTCCAGCGTTGAGGAGCGCACGTCGCCGATGAGGATGGGCAGTTGCTGTTGCTTCAGCCCGAAGCGTTCGAACAGATCGACCAGGACGGATTGGCCGTCCGAGTCGAGGATCTGGCCCTTGATGGCGCCGATGCGGTGGAACTCGTGGGTGGCGTCGAGCTGGCGGCGCATTTTCTGCAGGCGCTTGCTCACCACCGTCTGCAGGGCTTCGAGTTCGCTCTCTTCGCCGAAGGCGCGCAGATTCTGCACTTCGTCGGCCTTGATGGTGGCGATGTCCGGCAGGTGCACGGCGTTGAACGGAATGGTTTGCCGCTTGCTGCCGACAACCACTTGCCCGGGCGAGCCGCGCTCTGCCGAGGCGACAAGCTGCAGCGTTTCGCCGTCGCGCTCGATCTGCGCGGTGGTGACGGTCATGCCCTCTTCTTCGAACAGGCCGAGGGCGGCCAGCCGCGAGGGCGTTGTTTCCAACTCGTTGATGCTGGCGGTGAGCGCCGTCATGGAGAAGGCGTCGTCATTGAACAGGGCCATATCAGCCATGGGGTTCTCCTGATTTCGTGTGGGTGCTTAGCGAACGGCGATGAAGGCCGCGAGCAGGTCGGTGCGGGCTTTGGCGTCCAGGCCGGTCAAGCGGGCTTCGGCGACCTCTGCGAGGCGCACGATGCCGGTGGCACGGCGGACGGCATCGGAGGCGCGCAGCGGCGCGTACAGGATGGCGGTGACCTTGCCGTCTTCTGTGGTGCCGTACGGGACGTAGCCGGTGCCGTCGGCGTCCTGCTCGAGCAGTTGGCCGGCCGGAAGCGCATCGCCCCCCGCCACGGCGATCTGCTCGCGCGAGAGGCTGCCCGGCGCTTCGGTCAGCAGGAATTCGGCTGTTTGCACGCCTTGTGTCTGGATCTGCATTTGGGTGACTCCAATGAGTTGCTTCAGGCGAGCGCCGAAGGCTTTTTCTTGCGGCGGGCGCTGTAGATGCTCGGGCCGTGCGGGCCGGTCTTGCGCTCGGAGGGTTCTTGGCTAGCCTGCGGCTGACGGTTCGACAGCCCAGTCGTGCTGGCCGCCATGACGCGGTCGTACAGCCGGGCGCGGACCTGTTCGGCGTTGAGCCCGTCGGCAACAAATTGCGCGGTCAGCTCGGGCAGGTGTGCCGCCGTGCACAGGCTGGCGATGTCTTTGGCGCGTGCGACAACGGCATCGATGGCGTCATTGCTGGCGAGCGCGCTGGACGCCACGACAGCCTCAGCCAGTTGCGGCAGGCCTGCGGCACGGCACGCTGCAAAGGCGTGTTGCGCGAGTGCGCCGGGATCTGGCGGCGGCGTGGTGGCGACCGGTGCTGCCGCTGGCGCTGCTGGTGCTACAGGTGCGGCGGCTTTCGGCGGCTCCGCCGGCGGAGCTTCGAGCGCTTTCAGCAACGCCTCGGGCGTGTGCTCAAACCGCGCGAGCAGTTCTCCGGTGCGCATAGACGCCTGCAGCTTGACGGGCGCCTCGATCTGATCGGCGAAGCCCAACTCTTTTGCTTCAGCCGCGGTCATCCATGTTTCGGAGTCCATCATGCCGACGATCTCGTCGTCAGACAGGCCGGACTTGTGCCGATAGGCGGCGACGATGCCGTCGCGTGTCTTGTCGAGCAGCTCGGCGGTCTTGCGCAATGCCGCGGCGTCGCCGGCGGCGATGGTCCAGGCGTTGTGGATCATCATCATGGCGTTTTCGGGCATGACGATGGTGTCGCCGGCCATGGCGACAAGTGACGCGGCCGAGGCGGCGATGCCATCCACGCGCGCCGTGACCTTGCCGCTGTAGCGCCGCAGTGCGTTGTAGATGGCAAAGCCGTCGAACACATCGCCGCCGCCGGAGTTGACGGCGACGAGGACTTCATCTGCGTCCTTGGCGACGGCATCGAGCTCGTTGACGAACGCTTTGGCGGTGGTGCCCCAAAAGCCGATGTCGTCATAGATGCGCAGTTCTGCGACCGTCTTGCCGGCGGCGTTGCGCGCGGCCTTGAGGTCGTACCACTTCCTCTGTTTAGCTTTCATCGTTGGTGTGTTCCTGGTTGTCGGTCACGTTGCCGGCGCTGTCGCGCCTGCGCGCATCCGAGTCGAAGACGAGGCCAAGCCTGTCGGCGCGTTCGTTGTCGGCGGCGTTTTCGGCATCGGTGGTTTCCGGGTCTTCGCCCTGCGCGAGGATCGTGGCCGAGCGGCTGGCCAGCCCGGCGCGGATGGCGATGCGCTGAGCCTGTACGTCTTGCACCGGGTTGATGTACGGCCAGCCCTGCGGCACCCAGCGCACGCGCTGATAGAGACGCCGGTTCCGGTAGTAGTCGGGCATGGGCAGCACGCCGGACAGCGCCACGGCGTCTGTCCAGGCGGCCCAGACGGGGCGGCAGTACTGGTGGATGAAGACGTTCCACTGAAGCTGCTCAAGCTGGCGCCGGAACTCGCCGAGAATCACGCGCAGGGCGCGGTCGCTGACGTCGCGCAGGTCGCCCGTGAGCACTTCGTACGGCAGGCCCACGGATGCGGCGGCGGCCATGAGCTGCTGCCGCATGAAGGGACCGTAGTCGGTACCGGCGCCGGGTGGTTCGGCAAACTGCACTTCCTCGCCGGGGAGCAGTTCTTGCAGGGAGCCGGGCTCCATCGAGGTGAGCGCCGTGCCGTCGCCGTCGAACTCGACTGGCTGGCCCGTCAACGTATCCAACTTCACGCTGGTGGGCGCTGGCCGGGTGATGAAGCCCGCGAACAGGTTCGCCACCTCTTGCCGCACGAGCACGGCGTCGTCGAAGCTGTCGAGCGTGTGCAAGCGCAAAAGCACCGTTGCCAGCGCCGAGCAGCCCCGCACGGCACCCGGCCGCACCGGCTCGAATACGTGCTGGATCTCGGCGGCGGGCACGCGCACCGTTCCTGCCTGCGTGGCCGCGCGCCCTGCCTCGCCCGGGTGCCGGCGGTGCAGGTGGTAGGCAACGCGGTCGCCATCGCGGTCGAACTCGACACCGGAGACGATCTCGCCGCCGTTGGGCAGCATTTGATTCAGGTTGGCTGGCAGGTGGTCGGCTTCGAAAAGCTGCACCTGCAGCGGCACGCAGAGGCCACGTTCCGGGCGGCGGGGGCGGACGCGGTTCAGAACCTCCCCATCGGTGAACAAGGCGCGGGCGGCCAGCGTCTGCAAGCCGTAGAAGTCGAGCAGACCATCGGCGTCGGCTTCGAGCACCCAGTCGCTCCACAGCTCTTTAAGCGCGTTGCGTACGGCTAGGTCGGGATGGTAAGGGTGCGGCACGATGCCGGTACCGATGGCGTTGGTCACCAGCCCGGCAATCGCTTTCTTGGCCCATGGGTCATTGCGGACGGCACTGCGTGCCCGCGTGCGGATGGTGCCGAGGTTCTGCGTGACAGAGGCGTTTGGCCCCGCGCCCGACGTGCGCCACGCGCGACCACGGCTGCCGGTAGTGCCGCCGGCCTCGTATGCCTGCGCCCGAACCGCCCGCTCCGCCGGCAAGACGAAACCAAGCTGGCCCAGCGCAGGGTATCGGGTCATGTGACCCCCTTGCCTGCCGAGCGCAGCCGGATCACCCGCGATGCCGGTGCGGCATCTTCGAGGTTGCGGACGATCTCGCTGCGGATGCGCAGCATCTCGTCCACCGAGCGGTATCGGGCTCGCCGGTCCTGAAACTGAACCTCGAGCTCGCCCTTCACCAGTGCACGCTCGATGCGCTGGAGATCTTGCTTTGTGTAAGCCATGCGGTTCTCTATCGTCGTTTGAGGTAGCGCGACGCAGCCACGCGGCGGCGTGCATGCGCGGGGCGCGGTGGCTCTAGGGCCGGTGGTGCGGCGGGTTCTGCGGGCGCTTCGTCATTGACGGGTGCTGCGGCGAACAAGCTGCCTTGATCGAAGTGCATGCGCAGCCGGCGCCAGTCGGGTTCCTGATACTTGTGCACGCCCAGGTAATGCGCCGCAGCGAGGTTGTAGACGTTCAAGTCGAGAATCTCGTTACGGTCGCCGCGCGCCTTGACCCACTCGGTGCGCGGGTAGCCCTTCACGTAGCGCACGATCTGCTTCTCGGCGGTGAGCTGCTTGTAGAACTCAAGCGGCAAGTCGTTCGAGAAGTGCAACGCGCCCGGGCCGCTGGTGAGCTTGAAGCGGTTGTAGATCCAGTCCTTGGCGGTGTCGGTGCCGACGATCCACAGTTCGGCGCCGTCGACCTCGGTGGTGCCCTGCCATGTCACGTCCACGCGGGACGGGCGCTGTGCGATCACCGGCTTGTTCGGCTTGCTGGCGCCCTTGACGGCCAGCACGTGGCGCCACTGCCGCAGGCGCGTGAAGTGATACACGTCCTGCGTGTGGCTGCCGCCGGAGTCGATGGCAACAGCGCGGATCTGCATGTCCTTGCCGGAGGCGTGCAGGAACGTCGCCTGCAGGGCTTCGTCGAGCGTCGCCCACAGCGCGGGGTCGGACGGGTCGCCCATGAAAATCTGATGATCGATGGTCCAGCGCTCCATGCCCTCGCCCCAGCCCATGATGAGCAGTTCTAGGCGGTCGTCCTGGGTGTCGACGGCGGCGGTCAGCAGCAGCGCGCCGGCGGGCACGGTGCGCAGGCGGTAGTCCTCTGCGCGGTCACGCAGTTCGTCTGCGCTGGTGCGCTGCTGGGCGTTGTCCCACACGCGCGCCAGACGCGTGTTGTAGAACACCTGCATCAGGCCGGGATCGCCCTTCTCTTGCGCCAGCTTGGCCTCGCGGTGTTCCTTGATGAGCGCGCGCCAGGACACCCAGCCCAGCGGCGAATACACCGTCGACAGATGGAAGCCGACCGTCTCGCCGTCGCCCTTGGCGTGCGGGATCCAGCGGCCAGTCTTGAACAGCGCGGGCTTTTCGTGCTCGCGGATGCGGTAGAAGCACGCGGGGCACTCGCAGTAGACGTCGCTCAAGTCGCCGCTTGCGCGCAGCTGCTCGAATTCGAGGATGTGCTCGTGGCCGCAGTGCGGGCAGGACACGTAGTAGTGGCGCTGGTCGCTCTGGGCGTAGAGCTCGGCGATGCGCGAGGCGCCGTCGATGGTGGGCGAGCTCGAGTAGTAAAACTTGGCGTTGCGGCCGAAGGTGCTGGCGCGCTTTTCGGCGATGCCGATTGGGTCGCCTTCGTTGTTGAGGTCGCGCACCCAGCGGTCGATTTCGTCGCCGTACACGTAGCGGGCGGAGACTTCTGCAAGGTTGGCTGCGGAGCCGGCTGTGTTGATGAACAACGTGCCCTTGCGGAAGTCTTTGCGCTCGGCGGTGTTGGCGGCGTCGCGCGATCGGGCCGATGCTACGCGCTCGCGCAGGACGGGTACAGCATCGATTGTCTTGGCCACACGTGCGGAGAAGCGGCGTGTGAGGTTCAACGTCGGTTGCAGCGCGAGGAAGTTGGCCGGGGCGCGGTGGATCGTCGCCGAGATCCAGTTCAACGCGACCTGCGTCTTGAACAACTGCGACGCGACCATGGCGACCACACGCAAACACGGATGCGCGGGCGACAGGCACTGCATGGGCTCGACGGCGTACGGCGTGCGCGCGGAGCGGTATGGCCCGGTTTCGGCAGCGCCCGACTCGTCGGGGATCACCATGAAGTCTTCGGACCATTGGTCTACCCACAACTCGGGGTCAGGCTTCAGGCCGGCCAGGAAGGCGCGGGCGAACAGTGCGGCTCCGTCGGGATGGCTCACGATGTGTCGATGGGCTCCATGGAGCCGTACCTCTCTTTCCCCGCGCGTGACAGGTCGGCCAACTTGCCGCGGTCGGGATCGTTGATGGATTCGGAAAGCACTGCGGCGCCGTGGACGATCATGTCGTCGAGCACCTTGCGCAGTGCGGTTTCGAGATGGCGCTCGACGGCCCATGGATCGGTCATCGAGGCCAGCTCGGGCGCGATCTGGCGCGGCAGGCCCATGATGCGGTCGCGCAGGTTGGCGCCCATCTTTTCGGCGGCGTCTTCTACGGCTATGCGGCTGACCAGCAGGCCAGAGACCCACTGGTATTCGGTGCGGGCTAGCTGTGCCTGGTAGTACTCGCGTTCGGCGCGGGCGGCTTGGAAGTCGTGGCCGAGGGATGGGTCGGCGTCGGGCGTTGTGTCTCTTGCGCTGTAGACATCGCGGTCGATGCGTGCAGCCTCGTGGCGGGCGCGGACGGCTTCTTTGGCGGGGTCGGCACCGCGTTTGATCTTCGCGAGCGTGGCATCGACGTCGACCAGCTTGCCGTCCGGCGTGGTGACCAGCTTCCCTTCCTTGCCGAGCTTGGTGACATAGCTGGGCGACCAGTTCTGGCGCGCCGCAAACGCCGAGCGCGTCAGAAGGATCGTTTCACTCATGATTTCACCGTTTCACCTCATCGGAGGTGAATTTCACTAAGCTGGAAAACTGGCCGCTAACGAAGAGTCGCGGGTGAGCGCCCCCGCAGTAGCCCTTGGGCCCAGGGGCCCCCGGCTTTCGCCCCGGCCGTGGCAAGGCGCGCCGACGCCGGGCTCCATCAGACAGATGAGATGTTCGTCACCGATTCTCGCGGAGCGATAGGTCAACAGGAGGCACCCCACGCTATCCGGTCACCTCTCGTTCGGTTAGTTGGGATCCACTGCGAGAACAACAGGTGTGCGCAAGCGGTGCGCAATGCATTGTTGCACCCTCGCGACACTGCGCATCTACGCCAGTCAACCACAAACACACACCCGGATAATCTCGCACCGCCTCTCGATCTATTTCCCTGAGTATTTCTGCACGTTAATGTCGTTGCAAAAATGGAGACAGTAATGTTTCGCAATATCGTCGTGTCAGTGGCTGCCGCGCTTGCCTTGCCGATCCCGGCACTCGCCGCTGACTTTGCGTTTCAGCCCGGCAGTTCAGTCAAGGGAGCATCTGTCGCACAGTTGTCGACGGAGTGGTGGCAGTGGGCAATGTCGATCCCTTCCGAAGTTAATCCCCTGCGCGATTTGACGGGGGCGAATTGTGGAGCTGGCCAACAAGGTGCAGTCTGGTTCCTGGCAGGCGGCTTTGGATCTTCAAAGATCCGGAGGTCGTGTGTCGTACCCGCTGGCAAACCATTGTTCTTTCCGGTGGTCAATATGGTGTACTACCCCGCCAGAGGAAACGACACCTACACCTGCGAAAAGGCAAAAGCGGCAGCTGCACTCAACAATGACTCCGCTATAGATCTGTTTGTGGAGCTGAACGGAACGTCGCTCTCCAACGTAAGAAGATTTCGCACCGCTAGCGAGAAGTGCTTCGACATCTTCGAACGTATTCAGCCAGAACAGCGCCCGTACAAGGCTTATCCCTCAGCATCTGACGGATACTGGGTTCTGCTGAAGCCTCTGCAACGCGGGCGCTACACACTCAAGTTTGGCGGCCGATACAATCAAAACTCGAGCGATTACGGTCGTATGGTTCAAGACATCGAGTACGAGCTCGTTGTTCAGTGATGACCCTGCTGGCGATTTGCAGGAGGGCTTGCCGTAGGTGAAGAGTGGTCATCGGCGCACTGCTCGATTTTCTCTCCTTACCGTACTCGGACAGCTCCCGGCCAGCCCCTGCAAGACAACACCGCACAAACAAAAAGCCCGACACAGCAATCCGGTCGGGCTTTCATTTTCTATGGGCGCACGTCGCCCCACGAACCGAACTTTAAGCGACGCCCCCGCCACCATCAATACTCGACACCGAATTTCACAATCCACGGCCTGATCGCCACCTTCGCCGCCGCATACGCCAACGGCTGCCGCAGCCCCGCACGCGGGTTCCGCCACACGCCCGGCCCGAGCCTGTTCCGACACTCCACCCGAATCGCCAGCGCATGGTCGCCCGAGATCGCCTCCATCGCCGCCGCCACCTGCTGCATCTGCCACGCATCCACGCTCGCCTCGTGAATGTCATCCGTCGACATCCACTGCCGCGAGCTCGCAGACCCACCGCACGTCGCATCCCGGTTCGAAAACCACTTCTCGCCCGAATACTGCGCCTCCCAGCGGAACCACTCCAACAGCAGATCATCGAGCGCCTGATCCTCGCTCGTCACCAACGCAGATTGCCTCGTCACCTCACGCGGCTTAACGCAATACATCCTGCCTCCTCGATCCGACGATTTCACGCATGCGCGCAAGCTGCCGCTCCGCCTGCACCACCGACGGCGGCGCCCCCACCAACGGCGCATCCGGAATCGGCGGCAGATGCTCAGCCACTGCCACGCGCCAGAGCGACGACCACCGCTCCTCAGCATCAGCCCAGCGCGCCGCCTCAACGGCCTTCATCCCAAACCGCACCGCCGACCAGAACACCGCCCGCGACGGCCACTCACCTTTGCCGATCGCCGCCAGCGCCGCCGCGTCGAACGCCTCCGCAGCCGTCATGCCGCACCTCGCGCAACGCCTGCCGCGTGCCGCAACCGGCCCGCATGCCACGGCAGCCCAGCCACCGCCTGCTCCGCCTGCGCCTGCAACCGCGCCAGCGCCTCCTCCTGCTGGCGCCGCAGCGCCCTTGCCCGCTCGCGCGACTCCCGCACCGCCGCCGCATACGACGGCACCCAATCCGGATCGCTCGCCCGCTTCGCGTGATACGCCAACATCGCAAACGGATCGTCCACACCACCCGCCGCCATACGGCCCCGCCATTCGTCGACCACCACCTGCCTCATGCCGACGGGTGCCCGAGCCACAATGCGTGCAACACGCGCCCGCTCAGGCCCTCTCAGGTCAACCGGCCAGGCAAGGTCTGCCTGCCACGCCACGCTTTGCCCATCCTCACTCTCTGCAAGCCCATCCCCAACCACGCTCGTGTTCTGACCACGTTCCTCTGAGAGCCGGTGCCGCCGCGTGCGACGGTGTTGGGGGCCGTTTCGATCCTCCCGCGCCGCAGGCGTGGGGGACTCAATCTCCTTCTTCTCACGCCCCCGGCGTGGGGGGTTAGGGGGGTTGGTTTTATAGGTGTTACCGGAATACGGATGTGTGGCGGCTTTCGCGTTATCCACAGACTCAGGCACATCCTTGAAACCCGCATCAGCATTGAATTCGTAGCCATCCTGCGGGTGTATCGAACCTCGACCGGCTTTCTTTTGGACGCACGAATCCGTATCCGCCAACGGGCACGCAAAAACAAGCTCGTACTGCCCGCCAAGCCGGCGCAGCAGCCCCAGCTTCTCCAGCTGCGCCAACATCCGCTGCAGCTTTGATTTGTCATGCGCCAGGTAGCGCACGCCGCGACGCGCAGTGCGCTCCGTCCACTCACGCAGCGCCTGATACGAGATCCGCACCACGCGCCCCACCACGCCCGTCCTGAAGTCCATACGCGGGCGCAGCGCCACCAGGTACAGATGCGCGATCTCCGCACCCGCCCCGGACAGCGCGCTCAACTCAAGATCATTGATGCGATACGCCGACACCCTCGCCTCCATACGTGCGCGCCAAGCCCATATACCCCGCCAGCCACGCCGCGTGATGCGCGCTGCCAGCCGGATACTCGTTCGCCTCATCCAACGGACGGCCAGACAATGCAGCCGCCCTGCCCTTGGCCCAAACAGCGCCAACGGCCTCGATAGGAATGTCCATGGAATCGCCCTTACAGCCGCAGCGGCGCGGCCTTACACAGCACGTCAAACACCGCCACAAACTCCGGCGACGTCGACGCAACAACAGTGGATCGAAAAGCGAGGCGCTCCGCCTCAGTTGAAATCGCGCGATAACGCGACGCGCAGGCCAACGCCAGCGCAGAAGACTCACCAGCCGCATTGAACGGCCAAAACACATCAGCCAGCGGCCACGCGCAAGCATCCAGCAGATGCTCCGCAAACTTCGACAGCACCGCCAACCCGCGAGGCTTGAACGCCCCCGCAATGCGGTGCCACGCACAACACATCTGGTCCGGCCGGTCACACGACAAGCCCACAGCAACACGCCCCGCCTTGCAGCACGTCATGCCGTGTGAAAAGCGTGACGTGTTGCTCTGCGTTTGTGTCATGCGCGATTCAGCCCTGTCAAAAATCGATACAACCCTGCCCTACAGGTTGCCGCCCCAACCTCTGGCGGCAACACTGCTTCGTCGGGCTCCGAACCCGACGACGACCACTCAAACTCTTTGCAGGAAGCACATGGATATTTATTCCGCACGCATAGCTGCCGAGGAATTGCTCGACAAGATCCTCAAACTCCAGCCCACGCTATTCCAAAATGAACTGCGCACAAGCAAGGAATCGGGCGAAGCTGTAGCCCGATTCTGCAAGGACTTCATCGAGACCTACACCGACTACCTCAGCAAGAGGGCTTAGTAGCCTCAGCCAACTGAAGCAGCTCGCGCGTCAGAGCCTCACGGGCCTCAGTTAGACGCGCGGGTAGCCCCTGGGCCGTGCAGTTGTCTTGCTCAACCTTCGCGCACAGCACATCCGCGATCCGCGTGGCATCTTCCTGCGACAACTTCGCCACCCCACCGCAATTTTCTTTACAGCCTTGCATCACTACTCCTATGCGCGCACGCGCTCAAAAAGCAGCCAATGCATCGGCACCGGCTGACATGCACAACAAACAACCATCAGGCGCATCACGCTTGGCTACGCAGCCGCTGCAACCGCTCCGCATCACGCTGCGCACGCACGCGCAGCAGCTCACGCAGCACCATCACAGAAGCCGTCGCCTCTTCAAACTCCCGCTCCAGCTTGCGCATCTCACCCTCAGAGAGATGGTTGTCAGCCAGCGCAGCAGACATCGCGCGACTCACATCCCCCACCTCGGCCAACACATTGCAAAGCGCCTCATACAGATCCGTATTCGGCAGATCCTCGCGGGCCACTTCGGGCAGCGGAATTGCCACCATCCCGTGCCGCCAGCACAGCGCCTGAATCGGCAGCTTCGCGTTCGGCACGCCAGCACCTTCCGCGTGCTCGACAATCACCGACACCTCTTCAAACGACACGTAGTTCGTCTGCACATGCGGCAGCAGCTTGTTGCGCAGCACCGCAGCGGACTTGTCCATCCGCGCGGCCAATCCTTCAACGCCGCCCGGGTAGCCGCGCGCCACCCAATAGAGCGCGTCGTGTTGGTTGATTTCGGAATAGTGATGGCTCAAGAGATGTCTCCTAAAGTGGGGTCATAGGGCCGCCGTGCGGGTCGCACTACCGGCGGTTCTGGCGGGCGCGTACACTCGCCTCATCGTTGGAAAGGCACGGCCCAATGCGCGGAAGCTGCCCCTGCGGCGAACACGTCGAAGACGGGCCGCAGATGCAGCAGCCGGTATCATTCGAGGTTTGGGCCGCATTGGCCGCAGGTGTCGCCGTGAAGATGGCGCGCGGGCGGAGACGAGCTCGGGCCAGATCAAATGCCAGTCGTCGGGACGAAGGTGTTTGCGCGTAACAAGCGCACGCGTCTCCCTCTCAATGCCGGCGCAGAACATCGGCCCTAACCGTATGCGGAGGCTGATCGCCTTCCGCAGGTAGCGGATCGTCGTGCCACACAAGCGCGCGAAATCCGCCTGCTTGTCGGGTGACATTGCGTTTAAGTAAGCCCGCAGGTTTTCCATGCGGCGATGGTACCCACGGGTATTTTTTATCTCAATACCTTGGCGGGGCGTTTCCGCGAAAAACAGGGCCGGAATTTGTAAAGAATGGATAAGTACGAACGACGTCGGCAGCGGCTGGACCAGATCCGCGTCTCTCGCTTCGAGGGCTCGATCGTGAAACTCGCCCAGGCCATCGGCAAGGCCCAGTCATACGTGGGGCGCATGCTCTACGAAGAAGGCAAAGCCGGTGGCAAGCGCATCGGCGAAGACGTCGCGCGCGAGATCGAGCAAGCGCTCCACCTGCCGCCTTTCTCCCTCGATGCAGAAGACGAGGCGCCACCAGCGCCCGACTTCGGCGCACTGGCAATCAGTGCACTGAATGACTTGTCTGAACGGGATATCGAAGCCGCGATTGCGACACTTGAAGCGGTACTTGCTGCGAAGAAACAGCTCAAAGGGGCGACGCCCATTGCCCGTGCAGATGGACCGAAGGCAAAGCGCTTCGAAGAAGCACCAGCAGAAGTTGCAGAGCCCTCCGACTACGGCTACCCACCTCTTCCCAAGGCAAAGGCGCAGCGCAAGCGCGCCAGTTAATGAATCCCGCTTCGGCGGGATTTTTTGTTTCCTGTTGAGCAGGACGCGAATAGGAGGATTCTTATTCTATTGTTGGCCGCCCACCAACAACATGGCTGCCCGCGCGGGCCGTCAGTCGAATCAACAATGGGCATCCTCATTCAGTTTCCTCAGCCAGGCACGCGCACACCGCCTGGAACACCTCCATCGAGCCAGAGCAAAGCGCAAGACGCGCGTCTCGCTGCGGGGTATCGGCGCGATCTCGATCGCGCGGTGGCTCTGTTGCTGGAGCACGTTCAGAGCGACGCATACGACGGCGTAGCGCTCGTCCTGAAACCCACGTCGCCGACCCACAAACCGGCCTTCGTCGTCGGAGGTTTCTACAGGCATCGATTGAACGATGCTGCGGACGCCGCGATGCAGCTGCGTCTTGCGATTAGGCTGCGAGCGAAAGAGCAAAGCTCTGAGCCGCAGCCCCGCGACACGCGCAATGGTCCACATCATCCACCCCACCAACCAGGAACCTTAGACCAAGCTATGCAAGCTACTCTGCAGGAAAAATGGAACGATGCCACTGCGCGCTATCACCGCTGCGAGCAAATGTTGCGCATTGCGTTCAGCACACATCTCCGCGCGTCGCCCGAAACTACTGCCATTCTGCTCAGCATCACACAGCTGCATATTGAGACCGTTGCTAACTGCCTTTGGGAGCTTGTGCGCCAACCCGGACGGACGACGCCGCAGGCGAAACTCGAAACACTGAATGCGATTCAGCTATTCCGCAACGTACGTGCTCAGGTGTCTGCGTGGATGCCTCCGGCAGGGCAGGAAGCAACCTACTTTGCCGCGAACGCCCACGCGCTTTCCGACGACATGCTCCGGGAAGGGGACGCTCTGCTCGCGGAAGCAGAGAATGCGCTCATGAGGGTTGTCTACGGTTTCCCTCATGAGACACATCCACTCAAAACGGAACGTCAACTTCCATAGAGTTGGCGATGTCGACAAAGAAGATGATCTGCGAAGCACAGACCGCTAACAAGTACTCAGTTACTTCCAGCGTGGCCTTTCCCCCGTTCGCCCCGCCGTGGCCAACCCCTTCGCCACCGCTTCGAAACGCATACACTCCTGTGTAGGTCTGACAGATCGCCTTCGGCACGGATACCTCTGGGGTTGTACCAAGCCACTTTATGAGGTCGCCTAAAGTCGCTGCTTTTGCCATCGGGAAAAGAACTTTCCCGGCAGCCTCTACTGCACAGACAGCCTCCTTAACAGCATTCTCAAAGTCAGGGCGCGTAGGATGCCGGAAAAACTGTAGAGCCTTGTCGAAGTGCCTCCTCGCGCTTGAGAGCCGCGTGTCCCCAAGTACAACTTGCGACTTTGCTGTGAGTTCTACAGTGTGCTTTCGACCGCGTCGGCGGACAGCGCCTTCCGAAAACTCATACGCAAGGTCTTCTTCTAGAAAAAGTCGCTGAAGTTCGGTGGCGATGTACGCTTGAATTTCACTTACCGGCACATCAACGCAGTAATTACCTGCACTGTCCTCGAAGCCGATTTCGTGAGGAAGATGGCTAAACAAGCGCTCACAGAAATCATAGGCCCTGTCCCAACGAAGCTCTTTGAGGGCTGTTTCTACGTTCAGCTTAGCTTGCTTCAAGCTCGTCCCATATGAAGCGTCATAGCTGACCACCTCAAGCCGTCCGATCCGATGCAATTCGCGCGCGACAACCGTCCAGTCTTTAACGTACCTACGCTCGACGAGATCAGAGATTAGGTGAAGTAGACCGCTTCTTGCAGAGGCAGGAAAATCACCGTCGATCTGTCGGTGTTTGCCTCTGGCTCGAGCCGAAAAAGGAGGTTGAAGCGATGATGTCATGGTAGAACCGCTTTCAGTCACTCGGATGATCAGCGACCGCTCAAACGCTTGGTTCGAGCATGTCCTCGACCTGCTAGTCGAAGGTGCTGCGCGGACGCAGTGCTCTTTTAGGGGCCGGAACAGCGCCTGACTTCGCTCAATTGCGACCCCGCTACTTTTCTGTAGGCGATCCTATCCTCAAACCTGTCCTGTATCGTTGTCGCATCGCGTTAACCACCCAAGTCATTGACCTCGGGAAGATTCGCAGCCTGTGGCCCTTCGTTTGCCTCATCAAGGCGCCGGAGCACTTCATTAATCGCCTGCGGCTCTGAAATCAACATCTGAGTAGTGCTTGAAACGATGAAATTGGTTGGCACAAGCTGTTCGATTCCGTCGTCTGTTTGGAACACGTGAATTACGTGCGGGAAGAGTTCTGGATCCAAAGGATGCACCGCCCTAGGGTTGTGGAAGATGTAGATGCCTTCGTGCCAGAGTTCCGAGTATTTGCGCTCTTCCACAATGGCCCGAAAAGGCCGTACATCCCCCTGCCCATCCGTCCTCGCTCCCGTAACAATGGCCAGGGAGTTAGGACTGCGCAGGCCCGCAAGGCGCCCCATCCGATTGAACTTCGGAATCGTTCCCTGAGTTGCCAACATCACGGCTGCAATGTGCGTATGGCGATCGTGTGAGAAGAAGTTGACGGGAATACTGCGCTCGCCCACAACGTGACGATCAAAAGTCTCACATACACCCTCCCTCGTCACACGCCAACCGTATAAGTATTCTTGCAACGCCATACTGGAGAATGCCATGGACATTGGGCGCGAATAGTCGTGTAGCGCGATGACGAATGGGTTTCCTCGAACGTGGTCAAGTTCCCAATAGTGCAATCTGCTTGGCTCAGGCCTGTGCCGAACCTTGTTCAACAAAGCACGTTGAAACTTAAAAGGCATTTCCTCTGCAGCGTGGCGCTCTATCTCCCGGAGAGTTTCCTCATTGACTTCTAACTGCTCTACGTTCTCCTGCTCAGCGATCGTTGCCACTTCTACGAAAACTTGGTCCGCTCCTTTCTGCAGGCAATAGTCTGGCTGCGGATGATCACGGCTAATCTCAAAATCCAGCTCATAGAAGACAGCATGAAGATAAAGCTCAAAGAGCCTGGAGTTAAACTCATTTCCCTGAAGTGCGCGAATGAAAACGCCATCCGGATCCTTGAACCAATACGCCAACTCCTCCATCATGACCCGAGCCGGAAAATGAACGGGATCCTCGACTAATAATCGATAATATCGATTTCGGCGATTTTCAGGAACACGCGGATCGAAGATAGCAAAAGCGCTAGTTTCGTCGCCCTGTGGAAAGCAGCCCTCTACATGCGCATTGAATAAATCATCCACACAAGCATTTAGTGCCTCTACAAGCTCGTCTCGAGAGTCCTTCGAGACAATGACATTGATAGCTCTGAATCTGCGGTCTAGGTCACGGCCTAGCAAAATCGCATTAAAGTCTTTGTCGATCTCGCATCGGAGCATTACCGCAAGAATCGTCGTCTCGCCCCGTTCTTCCATGAACCACTCTAGTTCGGTCGAGAACAACCTAACGAAAGGCGTGCGGCCGTAAAAGCGAGCTTCGAAAGCTTCTTTTGATATCGACTGGAACATTTCCCCCCCACCTCAATTTCTGTACCCGCTTTGATCCAGGTCAGACATAGACTATCTATTACGAGCGATCAAAAGCAACCGGATATTGCGGCTCAGAATATAGCACTGCAGGTCAATTTCAAGGTGGCCGCCCGCTCCCCTCTGGGGTGGGGTTATTCCAACGGCAGGCTCTTTGGAGTCGTTAGAAATCCAATTAGCAGTGCAATACATTTCTACATTTACCCACCATAAAGGTATTGTTTTGATCAATACCCATGGGTACTCTTTCACTCCAACAGCCACTTGGAGTGCAAATGCATACCTCTCGCAAACTCGCTAAGTTCTCAGCCTACCTCGCCGCACTAGGCTCAGTGCTGTTGTTGCACGCATACGCCCTTCATCTCGACGAAACGTCCGAGACAGAGCCCGCGCGCATCACCCAGCGCCAGGCATAAGGAGGACACGATGCACCGTTCCGTCCTCCACCGCCTCGCATCCGGCTACTTCAGCCACCACCCCGCCCTCGGCCTCGCTGTCGTGCTGA